ACCGTTCTTCTAAAAGCGAAAAGTACGCAGGGGCTTATGTCAAGGAACCGAAACCAGGACGCTATGATTGGGTGGTCAGTTTTGACCTTAATAGTCTGTATCCTCATCTTATTATGCAGTACAACATTTCCCCAGAGACCATCAGGGAAACTCGACATCCCAGTGCGAGCGTTGAAAGGATCTTAAACGAAGAGATAACAGACTTTAATTCAGAATATGCTACTTGTGCTAATGGAGCACAGTATAGAAAAGATGTGCGTGGATTCCTACCAGAGTTGATGGATAAAATGTATGGAGATCGTGTGGTCTTTAAGAAGAAAATGATACAGGCAAAAAAAGATTATGAAAAGAAACCATCGGTGGCACTTACAAAAGAAATCTCCAGATGTAACAACATCCAGATGGCGAAGAAGATATCACTTAACAGTGCTTATGGTGCTATTGGCAATCAGTATTTTCGATATTACAAACTGGCTAACGCTGAAGCCATTACCTTGAGTGGTCAGGTTTCTATCCGTTGGATAGAAAACAAGATGAACCAGAAGATGAACAAGATTTTAAAAACGGAGGATGTTGATTATGTTATTGCTTCTGATACTGATAGTATTTACTTGCATGTGGGCCCTTTGGTTGACGCTGTATACAAGGGGAGAGAGAAAACTAATGAGGGCGTTGTTGGGTTCCTTAACAAGGTGTGTGAAACTGAATTTGAACCTTTTATTGAAAGTTCTTATGAAGCGTTGGCAAAATACGTCAATGCCTACGACCAAAAAATGTTTATGAAGAGAGAGAATATTGCTGATCGTGGTATATGGACAGCAAAGAAAAGATATATTCTAAACGTATGGGATAGTGAGGGTGTTAGATATGAAGAACCCAAACTAAAGATGATGGGTATTGAAGCAGTCAAGTCTTCTACACCTGCCCCTTGTCGCACCATGATTAAGGATGCACTTAAGATTATGATGAATGGTACAGAAGATGAGGTTATTGATTTTATAGAGAAGTGTAGAAAGGATTTTAAAAAACTTCCACCAGAGGAGATTGCATTCCCTCGTTCTGCATCTGATGTTGTTAAGTATCAAGCACATTCCACCATCTATGCAAAAGGAACTCCTATACATATACGGGGTGCATTGTTATACAATCATTATGTCAAGAAACATAAGTTAGATAACAAGTACTCATTGATCCAAAATGGTGAAAAGATTAAGTTCTGCTACCTGAAAAAACCCAATGTTATTCATGAGAATATCATTTCGTTTATTCAGGATTTTCCGCATGAAATTGGTCTTGACAAGTATATCGATTATGATATACAATTTAACAAAGCCTTCTTGGAACCACTCAAGATCATCCTTGATGCCATTGGGTGGAGTGTTGAAAAAACTGTAAACCTCGAATCTTTTTTTACTTAGATGGACTTACCTATTAATGACAAAGAACTTGCTACTATTATTAGTGCATTAACTTTGGGAGGTGATACCGCACTGTATCAAAAACTAAAATTGGTTAAAGAGACCAGAGAAGAAAATCCAGGTGGCCCATATAAGAAAATACTTCGTGAATCTCATGGAATGATTATCTAATGATTTTTGAAAAGGTGAGTCTTGTTACTGGTGGATTTGATCCAATTCACAGTGGACATATAAAGTATTTTGAAAGAGCAAAAGATCTTTCAAATTATCTCGTAGTTGGTTTGAATACTAATGAATGGTTAACTAGGAAGAAAGGACAATACTTTCTTCCTTGGGTTGAGAGAGCAGATATTCTTAGGCATTTAGATATGGTTGATGCTGTGATATCATGGGACGATGAAGATGATTCTGCATGTGGTGCTATTGCTAAGTGTTTAGAGATATCTGATAAAGTTATTTTCTGCAACGGAGGTGATAGAATAAAGAGTAATATTCCAGAAATCAAAGGATACGGTGATGATCCAAGAGTTGTATTTAAATTTGGTATTGGTGGTGAAGATAAATCAAATAGTAGTTCATGGATTCTTCATGGATATTTTGAAAGACAACGTAAATTATTAGGTATTTAATTATGGATTTTTTGAAAGAAATCGTAAAGGAGATTGGTGATGACTACACCCAACTCGCATCAGACATCGATGAAGAAGAAAGATACATCGACACAGGTTCGTACATCTTTAACGGATTGGTTAGCGGTTCCATTTATGGTGGCGTATCTAGCAATAAGATTACTGCCATCGCTGGTGAATCCTCTACTGGCAAAACTTTCTTCTCCCTCGCAGTTGTCAAGAACTTTTTGGACTCTAATCCTGACGGTTACTGTCTTTATTTCGATACTGAGGCTGCTGTTAATAAAGGATTACTTGAGTCCCGTGGATTGGATTTAGGTAGAGTTGTAGTTGTTAATGTAGTAACCATAGAGGAGTTCAGAAGTAAGGCACTGAAAGCAATTGATATATATTTAAAGACCAACACAGAAGATCGCAAACCCTGCATGTTCGTGTTAGACTCTTTAGGAATGCTCTCCACAGAGAAAGAGATTAGAGACGCACTTGATGATAAGCAAGTTCGTGATATGACTAAATCTCAACTTGTGAAAGGTGCATTCAGAATGCTCACTCTCAAACTCGGTCAAGCGAATGTTCCACTCATTGTCACGAATCACACGTATGATGTCATCGGAGCTTATGTTCCAACTAAAGAAATGGGAGGAGGTTCGGGACTCAAGTACGCAGCGAGTACAATCATTTATCTCGGAAAGAAAAAAGAAAAAGATGGAAAAGAAGTTATCGGAAACATTGTCAAAGCAAAGACTCACAAATCACGTTTAAGTAAAGAGAATAAACAAGTTGAGATACGTTTGTATTATGATGATCGTGGTCTTGACAGATACTATGGTCTTCTAGAACTAGGAGAACTTGGTGGTCTGTGGAAGAATGTTGCTGGTCGATATGAAATAAATGGTAAGAAAATATATGCCAAACAAATCTATGCTAATCCAGAGGAGTATTTTACTCCTGATGTAATGCAAGCCCTTGACGAAATAGCACAGAAAGAGTTTAGTTATGGACAACGTTGAATTTCTAATTCTTAGAAATCTTTTATATAATGAAGAATACCTTCGCAAAGCGATCCCCTTTATAAAAGCAGAATACTTTGAAGATCTCAATCAAAAGATTATTTTTGAGGAGATATCAAACTTTGTTAACAAGTATAATGAACTTGTTAATAAGGAGGCATTGTGTATTGAGATAGAAAGAAGAACAGATATCAATGATGAGTCGTTTAAGAATATAGTCAATATAGTTAATGGATTTGAAGAGGAGACTGTTGAGTTTAATTGGTTGATTGATACCACAGAGAAGTGGTGTCGTGATCGTGCTATATATTTGGCACTAATGGAGTCAATCCAATTAGCAGATGGAAAGGATGACACTAAGGGAAGGGATGCTATTCCTTCTATTTTGTCTGATGCTTTGGCTGTTTCTTTCGATAATCATATAGGACATGATTACTTACAGGACTATGAGGAAAGATATGAATCGTACCATAGGAAGGAAGACAAGATCCCGTTCGATCTCGAATACTTTGACAAAATTACGAAAGGAGGTTTACCGAATAAGACTCTCAACATTGCTCTTGCTGGCACAGGGGTTGGAAAGTCTTTATTCATGTGCCATGTGGCAAGCTCAGCTTTACTCCAGAACAAGAACGTCCTCTACATCACTCTCGAAATGGCAGAGGAAAAGATTGCGGAGAGGATTGATGCTAACTTACTTAATATTCCAATACAAGATATAACAGATCTTCCTAAACAGATGTTTGATGATAAGGTAACAAACCTTTCTCAGAAAACCCAAGGAACGTTAATCATTAAAGAATATCCTACTGCCTCTGCACACTCAGGACATTTCAAAGCATTGTTAAATGAACTTGCATTGAAGAAATCATTCAGACCTGATATAATATTCATTGATTATTTAAATATATGTGCCTCTAGTAGGTATCGTGGAAACGCAAATGTCAACTCTTATTCGTACATTAAAGCGATTGCTGAAGAACTTCGTGGACTTGCCGTGGAAGCAAATCTTCCCATCGTCAGTGCTACTCAGACTACTCGTAGTGGTTATGGTAGTTCTGATGTTGAACTTACAGACACCAGTGAGTCTTTTGGTCTTCCAGCCACTGCTGATCTTATGTTTGCTCTTATTAGTACGGAGGATCTTGAAGGGTTGAATCAGATAATGGTGAAACAATTAAAGAATAGATATAATGATCCTACAATGAACAAGAGATTTGTTGTGGGTATTGATCGTGCAAAGATGAGATTGTATGATTGTGAACAGAGTGCTCAAGATGATATTGTTGACAGTGGACAGGAAGAGGAGTATACTCCTGAAGAGAAGGTATTTAAAAAATCTTTTGACGGATTTAAATTTAATTAAATATGAGTATGTATCCTTTTTATAGAGTCTTTACTGAAACGGGAGAACAGTATTGTGATTGTGGATGGGAGAAACATGCACAAGAAAT